CTCCTCATGCCCCCCCCTAGTTATCATTAAAACCCTATCCTTAATGGGCGTTAAGAGCGTTCTTAACTGGACATAGGCATCATCGGGGCGGATTAAATCATCGAATAGTTCAGGTGTGCTATCCTTCGTAGCGCAATTCATTAAATCGCCATTCAGGATAGTATAGGCATTATCTCGTGAGGCAATCCAATCTAAATACCCCCTGATAATATCAACCGCACAAGCCCTAGCCCCAATGTGAAAATCAGCCAATGGAACTGCATAGAACTGACTGAAGGGTATTTCCCTTTCTACTATTATTGTTGTTTCCAAAATTTTCTTTTAAGGCGGGGGATTCCATAATGAATAATCAAATGTATCCCCTCTCAACACACTATACAAATGGCTATCTCCCACCAGCTAATCATTCTTCTCTACGCAAAAGCCCTCAGCTATCGCTTGGCTATCTTCGTGTATATCTTCTAATATAGTCGGCAATAAGTGGTCGTGGTCTGTCATAGAAGGATTACAAAGCATAAGATAAATCTCACATCTATTTTTAATAGCTTTGATTAATTCAGCTACTTCTTTTTTATCCATTTGTTACCTCAATTAGGTAATAAAAATTGCGATGAAACTTACTAGAAAAGGAATTATCATCGCCTGAAATACAAGGGGCTTGGTGGAAGTGCGACAACCACTGTACCGGCCCCTGGAATAGCAAAAACCGCCCTGATGGACGGCTTCAGTACTCCTTCCACACGTGGTAGATGAGCTATTTGGGCGTGGAAATTCCCACTGATGTCAATTATAGCATATCCTACGCTATGTCCGCTCAAGCTAACTCCCCGTCTTTAAAATTCCGCTCACAAAGCTGCGATATTTTTCTGTATCTCTCCAATATACGCCGTATATGTCTTTCACCAAGGTTAAACCTCTCCGATAACTCTTTATTAGTTTTTTTAGCGGACATCTTCACGATTAAGTTGTCTCGCTCTATCCTTGCTAGCCATTTAGGTTTTTTCTTCTTGCGGTCAAATATATAGATACAATCAGGATAAGGGCAGTTCTCACATATCTCACCTCCACCCGTTATTCCATGCCCTTTTATTAGTTCACATTCCATTTAAAATCTATTAATGTTCATGGCATTATGAATCGCCGTTATTAAATCCTGTCCTTTAACAGTGATTCGCCTCTTACCTACCACAAGAATTATCCACTCATCGTGATTCCAATGTGATTCTACATTGATATTTTTAGTTACACCTATGGGAATTGACTCACCATTTTCTTCGTAGATTTCTACTTTTTGTTTAACTTCTATCATTTATCCCTCCTTATTTCCGATAATGCCTTTTCCATTTCTGAAACGAGAGGACTTTTCTATCTTTCCCCTTGATATACATGAGAGCGTGCCAAGCATCGTCATCTATTGTCTCTAATGTCTCCCCCGCCTTCGCTTGAGCATATAAGAGTTTGCCTTCGTGAAAAGAACTGAGTGAGGTTGGAGTTGTCCCCAGTCTTTTCTCTACTTCAGCTATTATAATTGCAGGCTTTACAAAGTAACCTTCTTCATTAAGCTGTCCTGTCTTTGGTTCTTCAAAAGGACTGTATTGTGGAGGCCACTTGCCAGTATGGAGAGTATCGGCGTTTGCCAGAACCCAAAGACACTGGAATGGGCAAAATCTGAGATGGGCAAAGAGGTATCCATCTCTGCCTATGCAGGTTCGCCAGTCTTTACATTCCCTACATTCGTTCATTTAATCTTTACTTCACACTCAATACCACGCTTGTCCTTTTTGGTTGGCTCTGGTGGGATAAAGTTCTTGCCATATCGCTTCTTATAGCGTTTAGCCCACTCTTCTCTTTTCTCCTTAGATAAGAGGAAATATAATTTGTCCCATATCTTAGCCATCATATTTATTTGTTAGGGTGAGGGCTGGCTACTACACTTTGGCTGTAGTCATTTACCCCTTCATTGGCACCCTCACCCTTGCCTGAGCCTACTACATTTCCCTTCCCATCTTCGCGCACCCCAGTTAGCTTATAGGGCTAATTACTCCTCGGCTCAGACTTGCCAGCCAGTAGCCCTTGTGTTGCCACTCTAAACTACTCTGATTACCCGCACCTTTCAGTGGCTTTCGGGTGGTTGGCAATCTCTAAACTTGCTGGCTCATTTTCACCACAGGTCGCTTCCTCCGCATCTCTAAGTCCGCAGGAATTAAGGGGAGTCAGTCTAGTTTCCTAGCTGCTGCTGCCTGTGTAACCAGCAATGCTTAGATTCTATTGTTATAGTTTCTTAATCTGCTCCTTCAAATAAATTTCGATTAGTTTATAGTCATTCGCCGAATTCCGAGTTAATATCTCGGCTTCTATGTTTAGCTTCTCAAAGTCGCCGTCAAGTAATCTTTTAAAGAAATCAATTTTCCCTTGAGGGTGAGAGTCCAGATAGAAATGACAACCACCGCATAATCCGACAGCGTTAAGCTCGTGCCAACGAACCGAATATTTCTTCCGGGAATGATAGTGGGCACAATCTAGCTCCTTCCAGTCTCGCTTAAAAGTTCCACAGCGTTGACAGCCTTTAGCAAGTTTCATCGCCCGCTTGCGGATAAGCTCGCTAAAGAGTCTGTCCAGCCTCTTAATTGTCTTTTGGCGTTCTGTTTTCATAAACCTTTGTTTGCCAGGGATAATTTGTTCTCCAATTACCTGCCATATATATCTTTTTCATAACTCAACCTTCTTAAAGCCTATATTAAATAATGTCTCCACATAATCTTTAGTTGCCCGACATTCATTTGGAAGATAAAAAGCGGGTAATTCAGGCAAGCTCTGGTCATCTGCTAACCGTATATAGTTAGCCTGCTCCTTCAAGAAATCTAGTATTTGTTTCCCGCCATCTAATACCGTTCCTTCATAATCAACAATGATTCGTGCTATTCCATCTATTATTTCCTCTTCTGTCATTTCAGCACCTCCAATAGCCTATCCTTGGAATCTTTTAGTTGGGATTGAGCTACTTGGCATCTCCCAGTTAAATATCCAGCTTGAGCTAGGCTGCCATCCTCATTGAATGTTGCTACTTGTGATGCATCTAGTATCTCCTCATCCTCTATCACTTCCAGCGCCTCTATTTTCTCTTTGAACCAGTCCTTGAAAAGAGTGAGGATTTGGTCTGTTGCTTGATTGTAAGTAATCGGATTCACTTCAAACTCGCCCAACGTATAGCTATCCCAATTAGCACCTAACAATCTCAGGTATTTCTCTATCTTCTCTCTTAATTCATCCATGTTAAGCCTCCTTATGATACTAAGCCTGTCTCGCAGCATGAACACCTATAAGTATAAATTGTTTCATTAAATGGGCAGCGTGGCTTGTAAAACCCAACCAATTTGAACTTACCCTTGCACCCTAAGAGGTGATAAAGCCGTTGCCCCTTCTTGATTTCCACTTGGTATTCATGTCCATTTACTATTTCAGTCATTCTCTCCTCCTTTACTCAATGCCCTTACTTTTCTTGAAGGCTTGCCAGTCAGTCTTTAATTTTTCGCCACTCCATCCACAATTTTGGCAAGTATGTGTTCTTGTTCCATTTAAATTTTGCGGGATATAACTACCACAATTCGGGCAATGCTTAATCATTCCCCACATAAAGTGTATTTCTTCCACCACTTCCTTTATCCCTGCCTTGAAGCCATCTCGATAACCCATCTCATAAGTTAATGCCATTCTTATCTCCTTCCTTCTCAGGTTTACTTAGATATTTGGATTTGAATTCATCCCAGATAACTTTCTCTATCTTAATGCCATAATACGAGCCGAAATGAGTATCGGAAATCATCTCTATATAGCCTATCATCTCCCGCATTACCTCTTCCTTTATAGAAGCAACTATACCCCTCAATTCGATATTGCCAGCTTGTAAACCATCTAGTATTTCCTCTTTAGCTTCCTGTTTTGCATGCTGGATTAGAGGCTCATAATAAGCTACATCGGCATCTCGCTGGGCTTGCAACAATCCTTCTATATTCCAATCTTCAGCCTCATCATATCCACCTGGCGCTGATAAATCTATACAGAATTCTTGTCTTTGTTTTTCACTTAATACATCTGGCTTCTCTTTCATTTCCTTTACTCCTTTTTACTGTGGCTTACCTCTTAAACTGTAGTTTCTTGTATATTCACAAATTTACAACCGCCCACTAGCTTAAATGACCATGCGAGTCCATTAGGATTCTTTTCAGGATTTATCCAATTCTTCGCTTTCACAATTTCTAAGTACCCATTATCAATCGCAAGATATAAACGAGCTTTCTCTAATGAAGATTCCGCACCACGCCCTAATTTAAATTGGACACCTCGTTTCTTTTGAAGGCATATTACAGCTATCCCCCTGTTGAGCTTTTCCCAAATCGCCTTAATCTCCCCTGCTACAAGGTAAAAGTTATCCGTTATCTCCAAGTAATCCACTATGTTTATCTTGTCTGGACGAATTACGTCGGCAAAGTTAGAGGAGCGTTCCCTTGATTCAAATTTCCAATCATCTAGTTTGAGGGAATCAAAATTGCTTAATCTCAACTTGAGTTCCAATTCCCCCATCTCACTAGAGAAGTAGACAATAGAATATTTATTCATATTCCTTCTTATGAAATCAAAACAGAATCCTGTCTTTCCAGCATCAGGAGCACCAGCTATTACAATTATGTTTTTCGGCAAAATCCTCACATACTCTTGTAATTTAAAAGGCCAAATTAAGTTAATTGTCTGGCTTTCATCGGCTTTCCGCCAAGGAATTTCAGGAGCATCATCCCGTGCTACTCGATATGTTCCTTCTTTACTTGTGGCTTTAACAAGAATTCCATCTTTCTTTAATAAGCTGATTACTACCCTTCTAGTATTTTTCTCCTGCTCTGTTCTAATACCCAAATCCCTGTCTAACTGCTCATAAGTAAATACTCCCTCAGTCTCATTAATCCATTCCTTGATTCTCCTAGAGAGTTTATCTTGCCTTATATCTGCCATTTTTAATGCCTAAATACCAGCATTAATACTTTTTTAATGCTAATAGCTTTACCATTAAAGATTTATAATGGTTCTTAATGGTAAATTTACGCCTTTTTAACGACCTCATAGCTAAACCTTAATGCCTTTAATGCTTTCACGTTTAACATTTTAATTTTCTATAAAGAGTTAGAGTTACTCTCCCCTCCACCCCTCCTTATACCTCCCCTCTCCTAATAGTTTATGGACTTCTTTATGTATATGCTTTATTTCACCTATTAGTTGTTGTACTATATCCCACTGACTCTTACTCCAGGGCTTATCAGGTTGTTTTATATCTTCCTGGGATTCTTCTTCCTTTGGTGTCATCGCTGAGCCTGGCAACGAGTTCTCAAGGAATGAAATACGGTTTTCATGGTCGGCTAGTATATCTCTCTCCATCTCGCTATGCGTTTCGGTCATTTAACCATGTAGAGGCAATGTAGAGTCTATTTTCTCAAGAATCTCTAAGAAATATCCATTAGAATCACAGTGAGCCAGAAATCCATGCTTTAGCATTGCCTCCGCAATTAAAGGAGTTGGCACAATCAGAAAATCCGCTAAACCCGTATTCCTTGATGAGAAGGTAATAGTGCCATTGCCATTAACTTTCTCAACCTCCCATGCTGGACTCTTTATTTTAATTTGATATGCCATTGATTGCCTCCTATTCATTCTTTGCAGAGAATGTCTATCATTTCCCTCCCTCATGCGGGAAGTAAGTCATAGTTTCTCTAGCCCCCATGCTTTATAGATTGCCCAGAATGGTGAATATGCCTTGCTACTTCGTGTCCACATTCGCATTTGTAGAATCGCCAAGTTTCATCAACCGTACCTAGAAACTTCATTTTTGTTTTACACTTGGGGCATTTCATCTCATTCTCCTAAAGGTCGGCAAATGGGCTTGATAGCCCACACCAAGCCCATCGCCAACAAAACAACAAGAAAGGAGGTGAGAAGTAGGTAGTAGTCTCATTTATCTTCCTTCTTGGGTCGCAATAATAGTAAACCTGCATGAATCTCCCTTGTCGCTTGGAGCACTCGATTTATAGCCTTATCAAGGTTGCCTTCTGGTATAATGTGATGTGTTTCAAGCTCAATCGCTCCCTTAAAGGCTACACTTAAAAGGATGTCGTCATCGTTCTTAGAGGGCTTCCATGTTGGTTTAGCCTTCTCAGTAGGCTTAGTTTCTTGTGCGGTATCCCTTCGCTTGTAATACCATTTCCCCTTTTCAGGCTTAACTACCTCTACGTCATAAGGGTATTCGTCGCCGATATTACAAGAGGGCGTTCCACCCCTTTCAGTTAAGGTAAGTTTCTTCTCCTCGAAAGAGAATACCCAACGGGGTGCTCCGTCTGCTCCAGGCATTTCTTCTATGTTTGTTACTTTCACTTTAATCCCCCTTTTGGATTAGGTCTGCTATTATCATTTGCGAATGTTCTTCATTATCTACACAGACGCACCATTTCCCACCATGTGCCAAAAGAGACACGCAACCACTTATCTCACCAATATACCTGCATCCACCATTGCCACGAGACAACCATAAAACTACATCCCCCCATTCAAAATCTATTTCGGCCAGTATCTTCATTTCACCCCCTCTTTATATTTGGCATATTTATCAACAAAGTCAGGACAGTTAAATCTAGTAGCTTCCTCACTGTATTTATCTTTCTCAAATGGATATTTTCGGCAGTTCCCCTTCCACTGTTGTGTCGTAAACCAGTACTCACAATCCCGACAGTTCATTTCTCCTCACTTGGTTCGGGGAATACATCTTCATAGATACATACGGTTTGCCAATTCGATAGTTGTGGTAATCTCCCGAAATATAGGCATTTCCTACATTCTTCTTTTGTCACTGTCCCCTTATCTGGGCAAGAGGTTATTCCTTCTGTGTCAAATTTCAGTTCGGTCATTTTTTTCCTTAATGGGTTCTGGGAATACATTTTCATAGGTACAAAAATGTTTGAGATTATCACTGTCAACCGCATGATGATTACATGCCCAACATTCCCACTTCGTAGCCGTTTCCTTATCTGGGCAAGAGGTTATTCCTTCTGTGTCAAATTTCAGTTCGGTCATTTTTTTCCTTAATGGGTTCACAAACCATCTTAGAGGTGCATTTGAATTTAGTTCCACAGACTATGCAATAATATTCCCACCAAGTATCCTGAGTATCTGGTTCTACAATGGAGGTATTTAAGCAAATTCCGCTATATTGAAAATCCCACACCCGTTCTGCTTTCTGTATGGTATTGTGCTTACATTCGGGGCAATACCGCATGACGGTTTCATGCCCTTTAATTTTTAAGGCAAGTATCTCACTATCCAATCTATTTACATAGTCTTTTAACTTTGCAATTTCCCCTCTTGCATATCCGTCTTTCATTGCTTCCTATACTCCTCCAATCTCTTTCTATCTTCAGGGCCAAGTGCTTCTATCACAGCATTCCAAATATCGTAAAGTGCGCCTGTGCGAGTAATCGGATGGGCACGATGCGATTGTGCGGTGGCTAGTGTCTCCATATCAACTTCGACATTCTCGGCGATTAAGACTTCGTTTTTCATTTCAATTATTCTTTAGGGGTATTTTCCATACAAATAACAATGCAGAATCACCATTGGGAATACAACGGTTTTTTATTCGATATTGAATACCCCGTTTCTGCCTAAGTGAACCCTGTATTGAAACCCCCAACTTCTTACCCCTCTCCTTATTAGGGACAATAAATTTTATTGCCTTATCGAAAGGTAAGGGGTCGAATAAAGCTTTCCATTTCCCCCATTGTTGAGGTGCCTCAGACTTGTCTATAATTTCGTACTTGTAATCATTCATTTTTATTTACCCTCCTTCCTAATTAAGCTCTGCATTCCTAGCCATTATTTCCCAAGCGTAGGCTTCACTCCGCCGAGCAAATTCTCTACAATTTAAACCCATAAGACATCTTCGGTCTTGACAATCTCGGCAAATATCCGCCTCCGCCTTTTCCTGAGCCTGTGGCATCACTCTCTCTAATGCCTTTCGTTCTATCAACTCGATAGTGATAACATTTTCCCTGTCTTTCCTTTTGAAACGGTGTAAAAACCTAATCATTTTTGCCTCCTTTTCTTTCCGCCTGTCTTTTTACCCACAAAAACCAAGTTATCCTTTTCCTTAGCTACAACTCGGCGTGGTTTAACTTTTTGCTCAGCTATAACTCGACCATCTTTTTCATCAATCCACCTTCTTTCTGCCAGATGTGATTTTTCTAAAGGTTGGTCGGGGTTTATTCCTTCTATGCCTTTGCGGACGTGTCTAATAGCCTGAAGCATTTCCGCCGTAAAGTATTTATCGTTAGGGACTGATTTAATCTTGGCTATTCTCTTTTGTTTTCTAATCCAGTCTAAGTTTTGGAAATCTCTTCGGGTACAAATTTCCTCATCAACATACCAGCTTCGATGTTCAAGAAATTCATCCATTGGACAAAGCATGGCACCACAATTATTGAATCTTGGGCATTTAGGTGATGTCATTATTCTCCAAAAGCTTAGGATTCTCCCAGATGTTTCCAATGACCTCCCAATCCCCCCAAGCAAATGACCTACATAGTTCAAAAGAAGGAGTTCTATCAATATGTCCATACTTGGTTTGAATATTTTTTATATCGTTCCAATCAAAGTAGGCTCGTTCTTCATCCCAATAAACTATGCTTTGTATTACTCTTTGTATTACTCGTTTAAGAGATTCCAATTCAACTTGCCATTGAACTATATCCCCCTCATAGATTTCCTTGCCGTTCTTATCTTTGAATCCTGTCCACTCTCCTACAGTTTTAGGGTCAAGTATGCCAATTTGTACCCAATACCAAAAGAGAGAAAGGGGTACAAGATAATCATACGTATAGAAAATATCTGAAGAACCACAAATCCAATTACCTGTTTCTGTGTGTTTTGCTCTGAATTTAATCTCTCTTGGCATCTTCAAATATTCTCCCAATACGAAAGTATATTTAGCTATTGTTAAATATTCTCAGAGGGTATACTATTCCTTATACTCATTTACACTAATCAAATATAATTAAACATACCCAAAAATACATAAAAAAATCCCCAACGGCTCAATCATTCCCTTCTCCTTCATTTTTGCTCTACCAATACCTTATTTAATGCCCATACGTGTCCACATACAGTACATTGATAGCGTTGTAATTTGCCGTTTGTAGTAACTTTGAACCCAGCCTTGATAACCCTTCTCGACCGACACTTCCTGCATCGCATGATAGGTAGTATAACACCTACTTTATACCTTGTCAAGCCCCCTTTTCGTATCTATTTTATATCCAAAAGTCATCTTTTTAGGGAAATTATTTTGTGATAGAATAAGGCAAATGCCTTTCATTATCTTTGGGATTGTTGTTCTTATTATAACACTGATTTATGGCTTACGCCATGATGACCTTGATGATTGGAGAGGGCATTAAAATAAAAAAATACTCCGAGCCGTTAAGCTCGGAATAAAGAATAATTTATTTTAATTCTATTTTAACCAAAGACTTGAAGGAGTGTAAGCACAATCGCAATAATTCCAACTCCCCCCACGATGTACCAGCGAAGATTGCCTATATCCCTAAAAATGAATTCGATTGCCCCCCAGATACTATTAAGATGATTATCTATAATATCGTCCACCTTGCTTTCGAGTCTCTTAAAATCTTTCATCTTTACATATTCTTCATCTTCGCTCATGTTTAGTCTCCTTATATTCTAAAATGTGTAGGGAAAGGGCCTATTCCAGAACCCCAGAAATTATTGTTTAATACAAACCTAGATAATGGTGTGTTACCTGAAGTTACCCATTGAGAAAGATAAACATAGGTTCCATCGCTGGTTAGTTCATTTATACTATCGGAGGTTTCTAAGCCCTGAAGATTATTATATCTTACCAAGCTACAAGCTGGCATTGATAGTATCCAGATGTAGTTATTGTCTGCATCGAGGACAAGTAGCCTATCATTAGTACCATCATTGACCTTAAAGCACCCATAAGATTTTCCCATTCCTATACCAGTAGCTAATGAGCTTACAGTGAGGTCGCTTAATGTAAATCTTTCGATTCCAGATGTAGCAGATTCCCTAGACAGATAAGCATACGTTCCATCTATTGCCATATCATCAGCACAAACATAGGATACTGCACTTGATGAGCTATTTAGTGACAAATCTAATTTAGCAATCTTTTGCAGCTTCTTGTCTAATTGATTGAACGCATAGATATAGTCCCCATACTGAGCAATAGCATGAAAGGACTCATTAGCCTCTATAGTGTTATAAGCTGTTTCTGTGCAATCGGAAATCTGAACCTTTGCAATATCTCCCCATCCTCCTACATAGATATAGGTTGCGTCAGCACATAATGAGCCATCAGCATCGCTAACGGCTATTGATAACTCTAGTGTATCTGAAACAGTAAATGTGCTTGGGTCTATCTTATACATCCAATCGGCAGAATCAACAGTCCAAAGATAACCACCTGCCTGTATAATTTCCATTAAATGAGTAGCATCTGTGCTATTATGCTGAGGGGTAAGAGTACTATAAGATGAGAGATTAGAAGCAGAAGCCTTAAATATTACACTCGTACTTTCTCTTGATACCCCATATATATAACCGTTATAGTATGTCAAACCGTGACATCTAGTAAATCCTGATACTGTAGATGTATCTTGGGCATATGCTTTAGCCATTTAATACCTTCTTCTTATATAATATTTCCTTAACCAATCTAAATCCTATCCTCTATAATCCCCTTCAGCCTTTGCCCCACAGCCTTAAATGAATGGTACTTCTCAGCCCATTTCCTTGTTGCTATTTTCTTCTCAAGTATTTGCTCCTCATTCCAAACCATTATTTCATTTACTCTTTGCCTTAATTCACTTTCGGTATTAGCTACTATAAGTTCGCACTCACCATACTGCCTTCTATATTCTTCCAAGCCACGAAAGGTTGTAATGACTATCTTACCCAATGCTGCTGCTTCTAATGCTGTTAATCCCCATTCATGTTCACATAATTGCTCTATGTAAATATCACACTTTGAAATTCGCTCTAAGTTAGCCTGATGGGGAATTATCTCTTCGCTGTAATCTATATTGGGTAAAACTCTCAAAATAATCTCAGAGCCTTTAATCTTAGGGTGTCGGGGATAATGAGCAAATAGTTTATTGTGATATGTATAATCGGGTTCAATGCTTAAATCAACAGGAGGCAATAACCAATAAGGATTTTTTGCTCCTTTATTTATAAAGTCCCAATGTTGAACTATTGAACTGGTGACAACAGGATTGAAGAATTTGTTTATCTTCTCATAATTTTGTCTATAGATACTGCCACCATGAAAGACAAATAACTTCTTATTATTGCATATGTTCCATTCGGCCGACCAAGGCCTCCATGTAGAGTGCATCGCCACGATAATGTTGGCACTCGCCCCATATTCTTCATAGGATTTCGCCATACATATTTCTGCGGATTCCGTATATCCGAAAGGGTGTTTATGAAATGTGATAGCCCTTGCATCCACACCGACGGATTGTAGCGATTTAGCTAAGAGATACCCCATGTTTGCCCAGTCATAGTCCGAGATGAACAAAACTGTCTTACTGTACCAAACTGCTAATGCTTGCTGCCCGTGAATCTTTAGTTCGTGTGGATTGTATGACTTGATTTTATCCAACGTCCATGTAGAACGGTGTATTTCAAATTCGTTATCAAATTCTTTACCTTGAGGTCGAATGCCAAGGGGAACAGAGACTATAAGACTTGTTGCCCAATGCCTTAACCTTTGCATTACTGCCGAAACCCTCTCCTCTGGTATATGCTCCAATACATCACAGGCAATAATCAGGTCATACTCTTCTAGCAGGATTTCCTGTATGTCTCCAATGAAGATATTATCGTAGATTATCTTGTGCCACGGCTGAATATACTGAGGGAAGATTTCAACTGCATCTATCCTTGTTTGCCATTTGTCTTTATAATAATTGCCATCCCATACATCAAGATACTCTCTTGCCAAGAAACCCCATTTGCCGAATCCACAACCAACATCGAGAATACTTTTTGGCTTAATTTTACGCAGGGCATATATAATATCTGGTATATTATCCCATCTGCTACTGGGCAAGTTTCCCCCTTGCAAATTCCCTATTCTTCTTAACTCGTTCTATCTCCCTTTCTGGCAACTTGCCATTAGATAAAAGTTCATCGCATAATTCTTCTGACTCTTTAAATTTACCCACTTTATACGCTGAAACGGCTAATTCATCAGCCATTCTCCATTCTTCTATATCTCGATGAATAAATAATACATCTTTTGTTGGTGGTATCTCATATCCTGCTTTGGCAAATATATATGCTAAGTGATACTGTTTTTTGACAAGCCTATAATGCCTAGCTACTTCATAAATTGCTTCACTTCTTGTTGGTCTATAGTCATAGGCGTTGAGAAAATCTTCAGTGGGGAAAACATTATTAGATTTCCATTTGCAGGCTGCAAGTTGGAATAAGGCATAATAAACTTCTTGTGCCCAACCACCCATCTTAGTTCTCTTAAGATAGTTTTCATATGCTCTCTTGTAATCCCCTGCATCTCTATAGGATTGGGCTAGGTAAAACCTGCTCCTTGCATCATTGGGGTTTCTTTTTAGTTCTTGTTCTAACAAGGTAGCATCATTCAGGAATTTCTCTTTTGATGAAACTCCACTAGATTTACCTCCTCCACCTTTATGGGACACGATAAAAACACCTTCTAGCGTTTCCTGAACATTAGCCCCAACAAGATAATTATGGACAGCCCCTTTCCAGTGCCAATCAACCTTCTTTATATTCAATAGAGCAGGGAGTTTATAAGAGAAAGAACCAATCCTTCTCTCTATGTAATAAGCATCTGCTGTGAGATTGTCGAAAGCCGATTTATCCTCTACTTTGAGTTCTTCATCAGCGTCTATGATTAGGCAATAGTCAATATCAGGATATTTGTATGCCTCTTGTAGTATCTTTTCTCTGTTATAACCGAAATTCACCCAGTCGTGAAAAACAATTTCGCCTGGTACTCCATCCATAACCTTTCGAATAATTTCTGGGGTATTATCCGTAGAGCCAGTATCAGATATTAAATAATAATCAATGTAGGGCTTTACAGAATTGAGGCATCGTTCAATATCGGAAGCCTCATTTTTGACAATCATGTTGAGGCAGATTTTTGGTTTCATATTACCCTCTTTTTAATTATATCATACTATCCCTGGGTCTTGGAAATTTACAAAGCCATAACGAGGAGTTACTCCTGTTTCTTCGCTACCAAAAGCAAAGGAAGGTTCTGTAGCTGCCCACTTGCGGACTATGAAATCATCTATCCAGGTATCTTGGCCAGCCGTAGTTCCAGCGTTGGAAAATGTGATTTTATTGGACATACTAGCAGAAGCATATGTATCTGCATCATTTTGTATCTTTGCATCATTCCACCATATATCGTACTTGGGTGTTCCATGATTGATGTCATTGATTTCCACAAGTTCCCATTCGTCAGGTGCTCCATTACTCCCCGTGTCATTATAAGCACCATTGTAATAGTGTATATCTTCAGCATTATCAAATCGCCAATATATTCTTTCTGTTCCGTCTCCATGAGTATTTAAGAAAACGGTAGCAGTCTCTTTGTAAATCCTAAATCTATAGGCATAATCTGCCCCTGCTGTTTTGGCGATAGACGCATAAGGATTGGCAGCACCGCCAACAAGCTTCATAGACCTAGTTCCAGAAAAGGCCTGAGCTGTGGAAATTTCGACTGTGCCACCCTCTTCAGTCCAGTCTCCTCCTATTTCATCACCATCATTACCTCGCTCAAAATCGTCGAAGATGACAAAGGTAGCTGCACCATTACTAACTGCTGTTTCAGTACCGCTATAATACATATAGAGTGTAGTATCGGGCGTGGCATTATTCTGCACCCACACAGTAGCAAGTCCATTAGGAGTAGTGCCTGTTATACTCTCAATCCAATAATCAAGTAATGTCGTTCCATCAGCAGCAGTGAAACGAAGGTCATCAAAGTCAGCAGCAACATGACCACCACAATCAACTTCTTCACCCGATGCCCCAGAGGATTCACCAACTAAAACCTTCGTTTGGTAGTCCGCATTGGCATTTGTTACTGTTACTTCTTTTCTATAAGTCCAACCTGTTAGCCATGCCATTATGACCTCGTAAAAGTAACCATGATTCCAAGCAATAATAGGTCACAAGCAAGGTTATCGCCTGATACATCTCTCATAGCTACGAACTCGACTAACTCACTGGCTGCGGGCCCCCCATTTAGTGTTACTGCAGAACAAGCAGCACTGATATGAACATCTCCAGCAGTAATCGCTGTGTCTGTAATTGCTTGAGCACCCGTCCTAATATCCTGGTCTATTGCATCACTGTCAGCATAAGACCGACCTGAAAACTCAATTTCAATTGTTTCAGCAGCAGAACCTCCAGTCCCCCAAGTCCAGTATGCCCCTGCTGTTACCGTTCCGCCATCCCAATCGGAAGGCATAGCAACCATCCAACAGGCAAACTCATCGGAGTCTTTATCAAATGCCATGTGATAGATGTCCACATCATTAGTGCCATATTCTAACTTTGTTGGTTCAGCACACCCATTGGTTGTTCTAGGCCAGCCTCCAGCAGCAGATAGGAATATCTGTCCTGTTGGTGCAGAACCCGTACTCCCTGTTGCCCCTGTCGCACCCGTAGAGCCAGTTGCCCCTGTCGCACCAGTGCTACCAGTACTGCCTGTTGACCCAGTAGCACCTGTACTACCCGTTGCACCAGTTGTACCTGCCCCCGTAGAACCTGTTGCCCCAGTTGCACCTGTGGCACCTGTTGAGCCAGTGCTACCCGTAGCCCCTGTACTTCCTGTGGAGCCAGTACTTCCAGTTGCTCCTTTCTCTACAAGTAAATCCCAATAAGTTTCCCAACTTCCCCCCGTGCCTGGTTCACTGCCTGTAGCTCCTGTATGTCCTAAGATACATACATATCCGCTACCATCATTTCCTACGCAATCATTAGCATCATATGCTACACCTGTTGCCCAAGCACCCTCCCAAGGATATTCTGTGCCAGTAGAACCCGTTGGCCCAGTGGCTCCTGTAGAACCAGTTGCACCTGTCGAACCCGTGCTTCCAGTCGCCCCTGTCGAACCTGTGGCTCCAGTGGCTCCTGTACTTCCAGTGCTTCCTGTTGCTCCAGTGGGGCCTGTGCTACCCGTTGCTCCTGTGCTACCAGAACCAGTAGGGCCTGTAGCACCAGTAGCACCCGTCGCCCCTGTTGCACCAGTAGCCCCTGTACTGCCCGTAGCACCACTGCCAGTAGGGCCAGTAGGGCCTGTACTCCCTGTCGCTCCAGTACTACCACTCCCCGTAGCACCTGTTGAACCCGTTGCACCTGTCGCTCCAGTACTACCTGTTGAACCCGTTGCACCTGTAGAACCACTCCCTGTTGCGCCCGTCGCTCCTGTAGACCCCGTGGCCCCCGTGGCCCCTGTTGCGCCTGTAGCTCCTTGGTCTCCAGATGTAAGGATATTTCCTGTAGTATTTACAACGGTAAAGGATTTACCATCTGTATGCAATGAATAACCCGAACCTAGTGATAAATCTTTAGGTATAATACGCCTTGAATTTGTCCCATCATAAAAGAAAAGATTGCAGGCATTCGCACTAGCACCAGTATTTACTAGAGTAATAGTCGCTACAACATCCGTAGAATCGGCGGTAAATAAATCACCCGTAGTATTTGGAAGTTGACCATTAGCTAATTCCGCCAGGGCATTATTGTCTAATCCGAATATGCAATAATCTACCTCACTGGCAGTTGCAGCATCTCCTCGTATTTTATCTCCGCTTTCTAATGCAATCATTTTATCACCCGAATACTATTGCCCATTTTATAGCCTCTGCTCCTACACCCATAGAATCCCTGGCGGTTTGTCCAGATTCCGTAATCCAATCCGTTCCATTCCCCACCATAAAATTCCCGTCTGAGGGAGTTAAGGCAGCTATATCATCTAAGTCATCATCCCATGCTTGGGCATCTGTACCGATTACTATTCCTAAATTTTCCCTTGCAGTAGCAGCATCACTAGCTCCTGTACCGCCTTCCTCAATGGCGTTTATGTGTGAGAAAAACCAGCGTTCTTTTAACCCAGTTGTGGTTCCGCCCCACGTAACATGAAAACTAATGTCAGTGCCAACGGGTAATTCAGAGAATGAGGCATTACCATACTCATCCATTGTAGTCTCCTCTACGAAAGTATGAGTATCTGTCCTATAAGCCCTTATTCTTGCACCGCTAGGTGTTCTTCCCCTATCATCTTTTAAATCTGGTGTAATTAAAGCTCTTGTTGTCATTGTTTTCTCCTCTCTGCTGTAAATCGTCTTGGTGTTCTTCCTCCACCCCATGTAACATGAAAGACAAGGTCAGTCCCAATGGGTAAGCCACATATTTCTGCACTACCATTTTTATCTAGATGGTCTTCGGTTACAAATTCATGGGTATCTGTTCTATATACCCTAACTCTTGCCCCTCCTGGGGGTCTTCCCTTTTGGTCAAAAAGGTCTGGAATGGTATAACACCATGTCCCACTTAAAGTAGTAAAAGTTTTAGTGTTACTCTCTCTATAAGTTGAAGCATCAGTATATACTCTAACCCTATAGCTATAGAGTGTATCATTTGATAAACCAGTAAGGTTTTCACTCACATTATCAGCTACGGCTATATCCCGCTGAGCATCTGTTAATTGGTCTCTGGTATATCCTTCCCCCCAACTAAAGCAAATATAGGGATATGTAATTACAGTCCCAGTGTATTCAATATCGAGAGCAGGATAGCCGACACCCCTATATAATCCATTCATAGTGGCGGTCGTATATGATACATTTGTTGCGTCTTGTGCAAGGGGATTTAAATTTAATTGGTCATTATCACACGCTAATACAAAATTATTCAATCCTGTTGGCGTTGCATCATTAATATCACCTGATACCCGTAAGCCTAATTGCGTATTGCCACTCTTATTAATCCAACTTCTGCCAGTCTCGTTGAATGTTAGTTTACATGGGTCATTTACATCATCGCTTATATCAGCGTAATCTAAAACACCACCAGATGTTGTACTATCACGCAAATCACCAAAATTGGAATGTGTGGCAGGAATAGTAAAATCGGCTTCCACAATATGTAGATTCGAAGCATCAACATCTGTCTCTCTATAATTTTGAGAAATTATAAAAACCATCTTGGCTGATACGATTGTTCTTCCTGAAAGAGTGCTAGTATTCCATACCGCAGTAGAGCGCATCACATAATAACCATCATAAGCATCTTCATAACTGCCGATTCCCCCTATACCAGTAAATGCTATGTTGCAATATTGGGAAGTATCTGGGTCATGGGCTTCAGCCCATGTATCCGTGTAATATTCTTGCAGAAACATTGAATGTATACGTTTTAACACATAAGCTACTCTATTATTTGCCATTTACCTCAACATCTCCTGCCCTTGTAGGGCAAGCTGCATGGTGTTTTTTATCTTGTCATCGGTTAGATTTTCCTCATGTAAGTCCACAACGGTATATCCTTGGTTCATTAATCTTTCCTTGCCGAATTCGTCCCTAGCGTTTGCTTCTGGGGTTCTATGCCAGTAAGTTCCCATTACTCTTAATACTAAATTGCTTTCTCCTAATATAAAATCAACAACCGCACTTCCTATTTCGCTCACGCCAAACATAGGTTGTTGGGTTGTGAACGGGATGTTGTTCTTGGTCAGCCAGTTATGAACTTTCTTTTCTAGCTCAGAGAGGAATTCACTATCACCGTTCATCCCCTTAAAAGTTCCTCAACGGTAACTTGGACTAATCCTTCTTCTTGATTAGCGTCCCAAGTAACATTCTCAGGCAAGTTAGTTATTTCTACCCAATAACCGCCTGACGGTTCACTTGAATTTCCAGATGGATAAAATTTCAATAAAGTATCTTTGTCCTGCGAAGTATAAAGATTATCCAGTGTTTTACTGGCATTATGTCCTGAAACAATGACCTGAAATGTCCAACCCCGTATTCTTTTGGGTTTCGCATTATAATCAAGTTCCAGAGAACGCAGTACTGGTGTGCTGGTCTCTGTGTCACCTCTAGCTGCTTCTATTGCGAACTGTATAGATTTAAATTCCTCACCCTCACCAGCAGTAGTTCCAAAATCTAAAGCTGTTGGGCTTGGCGAGCTTGTGAATGTACCTAATGCCGTACCCCAATTTGACCCTATGGCAGTCATGGTATTGGCATTTGTCCGATAATAAACGGTGAACTTTTCATTAGCTGAGCATCCCTTTGTGTTCGCCCGCACACGGATTGCAGTTTTATTGAAAGCTGCTAGTGGCTCAAATATAGGGAAAACTAACTTTCCGGAAGAAGTTACAAACTCATAACTTCCGACTTCAGTAACATCCGTGTTAAAGGTGGGCATCATGCAATATTTGACGCTCGTGCCTTCTCCCCACCATAATCTTCCATTTGTGTACATATGGTCTGGTGAGTAATGAACACAAGTTATCGCAGTATTGGCTGCCGATGTTGAATAGATTTGCTGAATACCGCCGACCGTTCCGTGTCTTTTGAAAATAGAGCTTTTATCAGATGAACCCTTGTTATGAACAGTGAATACCATCCAGCTACCGTCAGCAGCAGGACACATATCATAAACATATCCCTGATAGCCTGAAGGGAGTCCATCATCTTGGTCTGGGCCAACATCAGTAACTAAACCACCAGCTATCTTTTTAATCCCTGGGCTTGTAGAAACCCAAATATAAGAGTTCCAGAACATTCCTGCTTTGCCTGCGTATTCATGTCCTGTTAGTCTTACATAAGGATATGCCTCCTGCACCCAAGGGTCTATCGTCCATAAGGCTTTGGTTGAATGCAGGCATAAAAGAGGTTCGTCACTATTTTGTGAACGAGCCGTAAATAACCCATGAACAGTCCCATAATTAGCCGTAACATCACAAGTTGACCATGTGCCGTCTATATTTTTGGCGGGTGAGTAATTTAACGTTACTCCATAAAACCCGTATAGTTTGTTGTCGAAATATGCCAAATATCCCTTACAACCAGTTAAAGTAGACCAGTCTTCCCCATTAGTAGTATATTTAGCAGTCGTGTTATTAGAAACCACAAGATATGTGTCTGTGGAGTCTGTTACCACGATAGCATCTAGGGGGTCAGATATTCCAGTTTCCTTAGAGTCCCATGCTGGAGTTTCTGCATTCCATTTAGCGATTAAGTCGTCTCCAATAGCGTATGTTCCGCCTTCAAAGTCAATTATCTTAACAGGGGCTTTACCAAAAGTCCCTGCTGTGTTGACTTTAGGGCCAAGAACAATCGTACTACGATGGGTAGCATCTACCCCATCAGACCAATAACATTCTTCTTGACCATCTTCGTATTTATGTCCTATACCTCCTCTTAACCCTTGATATGCTTTTGCAGAACCCTGAGTAAAACTAGCATATCCAGGCATACCAGTCTCGAAACGAGCAGCTTTGGGATTGATATTCCTTCGCTGTATTGTCCCGTCTTTAACTTCATAATATTTCTCATCTAGTAAAACCTTACTCACACGACTACTCTCCTAGAATTAGCATAAGGATGTCTGGGTGGACGAACCTCAATTCTTTCCCTTGTTTTTAGGCATTGGTTGAATTTAGCAGTTAGATTGGTGCTTTCTATCTTAGAGAAGGGAAGGAATGTAGCAGCCACTTCGCAAAACTCAGCAGGGTTAATGAAGATAGTGTCTGTATCTAAATCACATTCATCTTGAATTCCCTGTCCCTCTAATCTTAACCTTAAATCCTCTACAACGATGTATTGGTTCTCGTCAAGTTTTAGTGTTGGCGTAGAGGATGAACGGTTGATTATTCTCCAGTCTCTAGGATCAACAAGATTCTCTTCCGGGAACTTGCCGTCCCCTGACACTTCGGTTCTATCAATTTCCGATATAGAGGTAACGGTTTCTGTACTTACCCCCGTGATAGTGTCATCCGTTGTAAATGTTCCACTTTCCTCTCGGATTCGGATATAGCCATCAGTAGCACTTGTGTAGCTCACTAATCCTGTAGCTCCTGAAGAATCACCTGTCGCTACCTCTCCCAGAGTAAGGTCATCGGATAATGTGCCTGTTATCTTGACTCCAGCTACGTTATCTTCAGTAGTTATCCTGTGAAGATACCAGAAGGTAGTCGGCATCGTGTATTCATAAGTGTAAATATAAGAATCCGAAACATCGTTTCTTTCTGTCCTGGTAAGGGAAATCGTGGTTTCATCTTTTAAGTCAATAAAGCCCTTATGGGCATAGAAGTTAATCGCTTGATTGATAGCGTCCAGAAGCTCGTTACTGTAAAACATCTTATGGAGTTCTAGTTTGGATGTAGTGTCATAATTTGAAGCACCGCCAGGTGAAACAGTTAATACATGGGCAGCAGTCCAATCGGTTGCCACAGATGAGTTACCGATATTCGTTCCGTAGTATGTATAAGCCTCATATTCCTGGTTATTATAATAATCGGCGGCTTTGTTGTAATAAATGCCTGGTGTCATTGTGGCTAAAGTAATCGCAGTTTGAGTTCCCGATGTTACCGTAGCCAGAATATTATCATCAAACATCCCAGCTAATCGTTGGCGTATTACATATAGATAATTACTAAACGTTCCTTCACTTGTTACGGTTTTTGCCATATTTACCTCGTATCATACTTGAATTAATTTTATAAAGATGATATTGTTTAATTAATGAATTCACTGTTTTTACAATTAGTGTGCCTGTGGGGTAGCGTAATGCTTCTATCATTTACATTGAAAATCTTTGGACGTGATAGATGGTCATTTCGTTTATTCTGGACAGCTCAAGCCATAATTCCATTTGAAGTATTAGTCTTACTTGGCTGAGTGCTAAAGAGGGTCATTATGCTTTCATCTCCGCACCAATATCTTCTAATGCCATCTCAAAATATCTTTTACATTTTGGCTTGCTACCGTTTTCCCACAAATCTTCAAAGAAACTATTTTCGTCTATTTCTTCAATCGTGTACCATTCTCCATCATCGAGCCTAGTTGCCATCTGGAACATAACGTTGTTTTCCCACACTATTCTGATTGTTCTTGTTTTCTGTGCCATATTTACCTCACACTTTTGTATAAATTCGAAATGCAGGTGTAGATATAAGCCTTTTCATTTCACGCCCACATTTGCATAAAACCCTGTCTTTAGGGTTGAGAATTTCCTTTTTAATCCTGCACTTGGGGCAGATGAACTCATATAAGGGCATTATTATCTCCAATTAAGTTAGAGGGGGTTTTTAAGCCCCCTCATATCCTTATACAGTTAGCTCAATCCATCTGAGCAAGCCATAGCCAGTTACATCGGCTGTAGCAGCCCCAAAATGGAGTAGCATTGAAGCTGGCCCCTCTACGTAAGGTGGACATACATCATCATAAATGAAGCATTTTTCGTCACCACTCGTTGTGGCAATGGCATCCTCCGTAATGACCATTCTAGCTACCTCAATAGAACCGCTTGAAGTCTTTGCGGAGGCAGTAACACCAGCCTCAGTACCAGTGTTTACATATGCTGTGCAGCCTGATGCAGCAGATGAACCAGTGTGTAGATTTAGTGGCGTGAAAGCCGTACCCCCAGTGCTATATCGCACCTTGCCATTATCTACCTCAAGCATAGCGTTAACCAATGTGGCTGTAGTAAACGTGGCAACATGACACTCAGCCCTAATTGGAATAGCGATGTATCCACTTGGGACATCAACTAAAGCCCAAACTGTTACATCATCAATACTTGTGGTTGAGTTAATAGGAGCATCCTCTGTTCCTAATTGAATCTGATATACCTTGCCCTCCATAACCTTCAGCATCCGCCAATCTATAGCACCTAATGTCCCATCCTTGAATGCCCTAGCATCTACGGGAAAACCATTTGCTGCATTTGCCACATTGGCATCTATCGCAGCCCTTCCTCTAATTTCTGTTGAACTCATGTAAAACCTCCTAATTAGTTATTTGTTAAGGGCTTTATTTTAACGTGGTGGCCCTTCAAAACCACTTTAACTAAGGGGGATGATTAAAGGCTCACCCCCACAAAGCCTTTTAGCCGAACCCTCTACCGATTGTCGGCTTGGGTGGGTCTAATCCCTTAGAGTATGCCTGTTCATAGCGTGCTCTGTGCATATCACCGCCAGGAAAGTCTACAGCACCCTCTTCTTGATTGAGAGTAGCCAAGACTCTATCCCTTCCAGTTTGAGGTATAGTAAAACTGATAGGTGAGAATACCCGCCTCATAAGCAATCCGCAGGAGCACTTTTCCTCTTGCCCTGCTTCGCTCATAGGGTGTTCTACTTCCCTAACAACTTTGCATTTATCACACGCAAACTCATAGATTGGCATAATCCTCCTACTTAATCATCATCACTATCGCCAGGGTTAGCGTAAGCATTGCCTACTACATTTCCAGCCCAGGCATTCGTTAGGGTGTCTTGGTCAGCAGTTGATAGGTCAAGATAAGGGCCATCTCCTGCATTTGTTCCACACTCAGAGGCATAGTTGCCCATAATCATGCCACTTGAGCAACCTATAAGATAAATTCCCCATCCTATTGCCTCATTCCCTGCGGCTAGTGTAGAGAAGCAGTTACCGAGAATTGTTGGGCCAGAATTAGACCCTGCACGGATATATATGCAGCTTCCGCTACCACTGTGATGGAACACATTATGATTGATGTGAGTCCAGGCCACATTACCAATATCTATAGAGTGGCTGGTAATATCGTCACTGAAGAAATTGTGGTCAATCATCCAGCTTTGCGTATGGTAGGCTGCTGGGCAATAGATTCCAGTTGTGGATGCTAAGAAGTGACCGAAGGCGTTGTGATGAATGTGGTTAAACCACGCATCGGAAGTTACTTCAATCCCATAGGAAGATGCAGAACCTAGCCTGAAACCAGCAAGTTCAAAACTTCCACCAGTACTACCAAGCTGAAAACAAGAACTACCCTGTCCATCATACACAGCACGACTTCCTAGTTGGTTCCCTTCACTCATTCCGATACAGTGGACATTACGAATATCCACTATCGTTGGGGCTTCGTCGTCTTGGTAGATGTCCTGGCAGAAGATATAGTCATGCCTACGCTGCGTACATAGAGCTAATGCAGCATCTAAAGTAAGTAATGGGTATTGTGGGTCTGTGCCTTCGTTGCTGTCAGAGCCAAGATGTGCGTCTAGCTGGCTGACGTAGAAACATTTGCCACCACTGGCAGACATCCCTCTAGGTGCATCCCAAGGCATCATTATTGGACTACCTAATGAATCAAACATTTGTTTTTCTTCTCCTTTTTATTCTTATACACCTACAGGTTCAATTACTTCATTGCCTCTGTAGTTCATCGACCATGCGTTGTAGGTATTTGTGTTTAAGTCTCGGTATGGATTGTAGGTATAGCCAGTGTTCAACATACCGTTTGCTGCCCTATTGCCTGCTATAATGCAACCTCCACAGGCATACGTAGAGAGCAAGTTGATAGCCTCACCACTAGCTGCATCTGGAGTCATAAAGGTGTTATCAAGTATTTGAACTCCACCAGCCCCACAAAGGCGGATAGCTCCAGCGTCAGACGCACCCGTGATGCCCATAAAGACATTGTTGCGGATGATACTGTTCACGAATCCAGCACTTGCTCCTGTGTAATTTTGGTAAATAGCGTTACTGGTTATCGTTCCCTTGCCTGTTGCTTGGTCGCCAAAGAAGATATTATCCTCAATTAACGCCAAGGAGGGGTTTTGGTTTAGAACATACATTCCGTATAGTGGTGTGTCGCTGGCATATTCATGCCCAAACGCATTGTTGTGTATCCATATTCCAGTACAGTTCACCATGTTAATACCTGATTTGGTACTGCCTCCGCCCATGTTAAATCCTGCTATTTCCACCATGTTGCCTGTTGCCCCAAGTGTAAAAATATCGAGGTCGGTGGCAACATTGAGGCAAGCCCAAGGTGCTTGCGGTGAACCCATGCCGATTATGTGAACACAGGTCTTATCGACCGTTATCGTAGCTCCTTCCTGCCAGCAATCAATAGCAAAAATATAGTCATTATTATCGGCAGTACAAGAGCCTAATGCTGAGTCAAAGGTCGCTTTGGGATAATTGGGGTCAAGTCCGTCATACCCGTCTGCACCATCAATCGTGTCCACGTAATAGACATTGCCCCCAAAGTATTCCCTGTTAGATGGGAAGCCAACCTTGGTTGCTCCAGTAATATCTATTTTTCTTGTTACTCTTAATTGTTGTGTCATATTTTTCTCCTTTCACATTTATTTTTAGACGCTTCGGAGTAGTGCTTCCCCTACGTCTTATGGCTTAATTCATCCTTCTTTTTCTGTCTTTTCCTAGCATCACTACTTAACCAGTTTGGTTTTGAAGGGTCGGAATCAAGCCATGTTTTTGTTGTCCTACTTGTGTAAGGTGCAGTTCCCTTTACTTGCTTTCTACGGGAGGGATAGCCACCCTCGCCTTTCATTTTCACCATAGCTGGGAATGTCGGCATTTTTTCCATTAATGTCCCACACTCAGGGCAAAGAGTGGCATTCTCCCCAATTTTTTGAACTTTCTCTAGTTTAAGCCCACACCCACACTCGTAGGCATAGATTGGCATTAGCTCTTCCTTGTATAGAACGGTATGCCAAAGGTATCCCTTAACTCACCGTAGCCATAGATTATCTTCACCTGGAAGATTATGCGGTGGTATTTAGGGTCATTTATCTTCTGGGAGTAAGGGTTTGCCTGTACTATTGATGCTAGAGCATCACGGTGCATCATTACGCCGTAATGACCAGTTGTAGCAGCCGTTAGATTATTGGTAATCTTTACTTCCATATTGTAGATGTCACCGAATTTACCAGTGGGGACTACGGGATTTCTCACATAATCATTCCTGACAAACTTATCTATCTTCAAAAGGTCAGCCTTTGAAGATGGGTCGGTGATGATGCAACGGTCATCTTCAGGAACATCACTCTCATCCAATGTTTCCATTAGATAGATTATGATGTCATCTGTAAGAGTCTGCCCGTCAGTGCCATAAGCTGAAGTAGTATATCCACCAAGGCTCGAAAAACAAGCACCTAAATGTGTGTCAAGCTGTTTTGCAATAGCATAGGCACATGATTGAGCAGCCTTGCTTAGATAATTGATAGGGTCTTGGATATTTGCCATCTCGGATATTTCAGCCTTTGACCCATACCACTTGTCAACTGTCAGGCTTTTACCAGTGGTTGTAACATCACTTGCTGTCAAGGCGGTTCCGGGCGTAACCTCGGCTGCCGTAGCCTCAGTTGTAACAGGTATATAAACAGTAGACCCAACCTTTAAGTCCCTTTGATACTCAGTATTAACGGATTCTGCAACCACGAGTTTACTCTTGGTGTGGTCAACTACGTTTTTACTGTATATCGAAGGCACCCAATATCTTGAGATTAATTCCGCAAGGGTTGGGTCAGTTCCTTCATTGTAAGCCATCGCTTACCTCCTATTTAGTCATTTGATGCGTCCCTCCCTCTGAGCCTTTTCGATTTCAGGTTTAAGTTTCCTGTATTCTTCAATAGACATATTGTCTATATCTCGCTGAGTGAAGGAACGCCGTCCACCCACATCAGAGGTTCCACTATCAGGCGTGAAACTTGAAGTTGTGGTTTCAGGAGTTTGCCCCTTCGCCCGCTCCGCAATTTTAAGCTGAGCTAGAAGTTCCATTTCTCTGGGACTTTCAGCCTTCATCAATTCACGAGCATCTGCGAGACTGAGATTATGTTGAGTGGCCAAATCTATGGCTTGGTCATACTTTCTTTGCACCGCTCCCTCTTCTTTTGTTTTTTGTTCCTGGAGACTAAATAATTCGTCTTCGATTTGGTGTTTGCGCCTGACCTTGGCCTGTTCGTCTGGCTCACCCTCTAAATCTGTAATCTCCTTCTGTCGTCTTTCTAAACGCTGTTGCTCTCTTTCTTTGCGAAGTTGTTGAAGTTCGCTTTCGACAGATTTGACAGAAGCCTCTGCCCTGTCTTTCATGCTTTGTAGCTTCCGCCATTCTGCTTCCGAGTAAGTTCTCTCCGAAGTTTTCTTATCTTCAGTGGGAGTTACCTGTGGAGTTTCCTTAGAAGTCTCCTCCTTTGGCTGCTCCATAGTCGCTCCTTCTTGATTCAATTCTTGCTCCATTGAATTCCTCCTTTTATTGCTTTTTATATCGGTAGCAATAAACCGCTCGACCTCTATTTTTATCCTCGGTTAATTTTTGAGGGCTTAAAAGCAAGCTAAGATAATTTTCAAAGTCCTTTAAGCACTCGTGGGAAATGAAATAACTTGGTTTTTAGGTGTTTAGACACCTGTAAGAAAAATAAGGGCAAATCTCAAGGTTCTTGACAAAATCTCTGATAGTGATATTATGTTAATAGGAGAGGGGGTGAAGTATGTCTCGAACCTTACTTGTGTTTATTTGTATAGTCTTAGTTATATGTTTTGCTGTCGCTTATGGAGACCTGTATCATAAGTACCAAGAGGAAAGGCAAATAAGGATTCTTACAGAAGCTCTTGCCGAATCCCGTAAACAGGATAGCGAACACTATTGGCAGTTATATATTGATTGCCTGAATCAAGAAAGTCCTACAAATCGGTGGGAGTGACATCGTTATTTTTACTCCCATCTGTTAGCAGATTGTTCTCCCCAAGATGACCCTTCTCCACCCCAACGGTCTTCGACTGCTGCTCCTCTATAATCATCCCACCAAGTTTCATCCTCTATGCCTTGTAATCTCATTAGTTCAACCTGTTTAGCGTTTTCTGGTAAATCATTAATCCACCTATTGAGATTAGCTCTCACATAGTCTTGTATTTTCTTAGAATATTTTAACAAGAATGTTTCACACTGCTTTTCTATTTCGTCCCAATCCCTAGGTAATTCTGCCTTTTTTATAAGTTCGGCTCTATATTCCTGATATACATCTAAAGCCTTGTCTTCTGGTTTTTGATTTTCCAATATCCATTCTTGTATATCCTTAATAGCTTTAGGGTCTAAGCGGTCACGCAAGCCATAAATAGCACCCATAGCACCTGAATAATAAGCCCTAGCATAACCCCTTTCTTTATCGTAATCATATTTGCTTATTGTCCCATTTAAAAGTAAAGTGGCAGCTTTTTCTAACGCATCATTGCGGTCTGTTGTAGATGTTTCAATTTGGTAATAAATACCTTGTTCCTTCTCATTTCCCCTTTCTGCTTGCTCTAATCTAGCCCTTTCCTCTAAGTCATCGAGGTCAGGGTGGTTATCCTTCAACTTGTCTATTTGTGCCCTGTTCAAGTCTTCATACTTCTTATTGAAGTCTTGCTTGGCATATTTGTCTCGGAGTTTCCCAACTTCATCCCATAATGGTTCGGGGTAAGCTCTCCATCCAAAGAACTCAGCTAACCCCCTTGCTGACCTACCACCAAGAGTTCCACCTTCTAATAGCGTAGATTGAACCCAGATTGGAAGTAAATTCCCGGCTATTACTTCCCTGCTGAAACTTAACAACCCATCTCTAGTCGGGTCTCCGATATAACTTCGTCCAGTAATTAAATCAATGGCAGACCCAACAGCAGGTGATAAGTTACCCCTAGCAAACCGAAGAGCAGGGTTATCCATAGAGAACTCCAATAAATCATCTGGGTCTCTAGCCGATTGTGCAAAGAGTTTTATAAGACTTCTAACCTTAGAACCTGGCCCTATCTTTTGCCCTGCTATATCCCAAGTGAAGAAGTTTGAGGAATTAGGATTAAAGTGTTCTATGATTTCCTCTTCATCCTCTCCACGAAGTATTGAAAAAAGAAGTGCCATAATACTGAGAGCGGTGATACCTCTAGCAAGCGACCTTCTGGCTAGTTTTCCCCTGAGTCCTCCTCTGAACACACTCCAAATCAACCCTGCTATAGCCCGATTGTATTGTGGGGCTAATACAAGACCTCGCTCACGCTGACGCTCTATACCAGTAACACCAATGCGAGCCGCAGATGTCAGTCCCCTAAACTCGTTTATCCATTGGTCAAGGTCAGTTAACTCGGCTGGAGTTTTTGCCATATGCTCGTTCGCTAAAGCAAGGTAAATACCCGCTAAGTCTAAGGCTGATTCCATTCCTCTTTGAAATGGGGTTAGAAGTTTTGCCCCAACCTTTCCAAACGTTCTAGGCACGAGAAACCCAAATGTTTTTAGGTAGTTCTCCCCTTGCGGGAACAAAGTAACTTCCCCTGATAATAAGCCTCCCCTAGCCATAGCCTCAGTAAACTCAGTACGCCCTCGTATAGAGAGCATCATATTGGGATGCCTGTCTATAACATCCTTGAACTTGGCAATTTGTGAATCATGGAACTTGGTGTCGAATATAGAATGAATAGCTCCACCAAAAGCCTTGCTGTATGCTTTGGGATTTTCTCCCGTCATAAATATAAGCTGAATAAAAGGGTAACTAATATCGCCAGCTAGCAAGAAATATCGAACTAAGGCGTTGAACTTATTTATTTCCCCTAGAGCCGCACTAAACTTTGGACTAAAGGAATCCATTACTGTCCGTGTAATCTCTTTGGCATCTGGGCCAGTAAGTATCTTACCTGAAAACGCAGGGGCAGGGATTTGTGCCTCACCGTACTTCGGCGTTATAGCTGCTTCTCTAGCTCTTGCCCTAGCAGCAACGGCCTTTAGATGTAGCATTGTGTTAGTGTCAACCAAACCCTTTGCTACTCTGGTTAGATTTCTCACCTCTTTGGCAACTGGTTCGGCAGCTTGTAATCTTGGGATTAAATCTTTTAATGCCTGAGCTTGGTCAGGATATGAAGTGGCAATAGCTCGAATAGTAACATCAGGGACACGTTCTCCTCTAACTGCTCTATTTAACGCTGCTAAAAGCATCTGGCTATGTCTTTTCTTCAGATTGGCAGACTCAGCAGCAAGTATCAATTCTTCTGGAGCACCAGTAGTCCGCCATTCAATCTGTGTTAATAACCAATCGGCAGCCTTTTTGTCAGCTACTCTACGATAAGCTCCTGATGCCCTAAGATATAGAGCCTCTTCATAAGGGATACGGTGATAGCCAGCAGCTAAAGCTTCAGCATCGGTTCTGAATGTTCGGTGCTTCTCTGTTGGGAGTTTAGCACCAGGTCGCCCTGGAAGAGCACCTACAAAGGCAATTTCTATTACCGTGCCATCATTTAGTTCCCTTGCATATACCCTTGCGGTGGCAAATTGCCCACCTTCATCTAGTGAGACACGTCCCAATTTTATATCGTGCCTTTCTAGAAATTCAGTAATTGCCTGCTCTATCTTATTAGCTCGGTCGAGCCACAATCTTTGGTCAGGGGTTAATTTACCTTCCCATTTACCCCGTTGTCTGGCAATATCACCAACTGTTGTGCCTTTTAGTGGGCCAGCCTTAATAATAAAATTATCGTCTTGTTTCCCAAAAACTTCCTCCTGAGTGCCTACCTCTTGCAAATGGGCTATAACCCCTTGAGTTTTCTGTCCACCTTCGTCTATTAAGGTAGCCTTAATAACTGCATATTTCTCTGATGGAGTGTTAGCTACAACATTGGGATATAGTATCTTGATTAGCTTTCTCAGGAATGGTAGTTGGTTAACTAATCTTCTTGTCGCGTCGTTACGAAAGGCAATCTCGGCAACTATATTGGCATCCTGTAAGTCAGCCATAAAACCTCTCCACCCGTTATCGGTTCTCCCTAAGACTTGGCCTATAGGAGTTATAGGTGGAGGTGTAGTTGGTAATGTTTCTGGAATAGATAAAGCGTTAGGTTCAGTTGTGGGTTTAGTAGCTTCTAGGGCAAGTCTATCAGCAACAAGCCTATCTCTTGTAGTTGCTATTAAACCTTGTGTACGCTTTGCTTGCTCAATAAGCCCTTTTAGGTACTCCCCAGCATCCATGCCAACTTGACGAGCAAGTGGTTCTAGGTTTAACTCTTGTGCTAATTCGTCAAGGGCATACTCCCATCTAACTCTTTTGCCATCGGGTGTTAAGATGTTAGCTTTTGGCTCTCTACCCCAAACCTTCCTGTATTGCCCTTTGGTAATATATGCAAGCTCTCCCTCAGCTAGTACCGCCTTTGGCATTAACTTTGTGAGCTTTGCTATTCTGGGGTCTAATGAAGCCTCCAAACCCTCAAGGTTAGCTTCCCCCTCATCTATACGCCTAGCTATTCCCTCAGTAGAGGTCTCCCATTCTGCCTCCGCAACTGTTACAGCAGGCTTAGGGGAAATACTTTCCTCTGGGTGAAACACGGCTACCTGCTTACCAGTCTCAACAATGCCCTCTGCTATCACTACACCATCATGGCCTTCTACTTCAATCTGGGTTCTTAATTCTGTTTGAACCCAATCTTCAGTTCTCTCTTCTATGGCAGCTTGATGCCTTAAATCGTGAGTTCGGGCTGCAAAAGCATCCCATTCTGATTGCGTGTTGATAGCAAGTGGATTATTTAATTCTACGGTGGATTGTGTTACTGGCCCATAAGTGGCAGCATAAGCAGGGTCGGTTGTCCAATATTGTGCTTTGCCTACTAAGCCTTCGTCTGTGGGAACTGTTGTCTCCCCACGATAAACTGTGGCGGTGAATGGTTGTCCAGACTCGGCAATAGTTGGTGTTATGGCAGTTTCTAATTCGGTCTCTATTCCTTGCTCAATTACATCGTATAGTGGGTGGGCTTCACCAATCTCATTCTTGAGAGAATTCCTAACTTTCTGAATACCTTGAGCACTACTTACTGCAACCTGACCAGCCCCAGCCATTATGGTAGTCAAGAGAAATGTCTGTGGAGCAATCTCTTTAAATGCCTCGACCCAATTTATCCTCCCCTCTCTTAATCCAGCCTCTACCTCTATTGCACTTTGCCCCTTTTGAGTTATTGTCTCAGTTAATAGTTCCTCCCCATACATACCAGCTAGTTTGGTTATTATTTGAGTAGCTATTGGGCCACCAACCATTTTGCCTAAAGGCCCAAGCAAAAGTTGCCCAAATAACAAATTACTGATAGCCTCTGGTACTGCCTCCCAAAGTCCGTATTTAACCGCATCATTGTGGAAATCTTGCTTTAACTTGTTTTCTTCCTCTTGAGTTAGCCCTTTGCCTGTCTGTTCAATCTTCTCAGCATCCTTTAATTCAAGATATGTCTGCATAATTTGGTAAGTAGTCATTTGATATGCAACTGCTCCAGACGCAGCAGTTCCCGCTGCCCAAGCTGCTGCCCTAGCTCCAGGAACAGGAATTAAGGATATTGGGATACCCGCAGCAGCACCAGCTCCCATAGAAGTAACAGAGTAAGCCAAGTTGCGTGATAATTGGGATACTTCATATAAATGGTCTGAGGTGGGATACTGCTTCGCAATACTTTGGGTGAATTTATCTAAATCCTCATTGGCCTCGGCAATAAATTTATCTGCCCAATCCCTATTGACTACGCTTGCTCCACCTTGCCCTTGAGTTGCCTGTAATACAGATGATGCAATCTGTTTAGGAAGGTATGTGAGGCTTTGCCCAAACACTTTGGCTTCATACTCAAATGGTACAATTTCCATGAATGGTATTTCCATTTGCTCATAGTATTCCTTGGCAAGGGGGCCAACTAAGGGAGTAGTTTTGGTACTTACTGTAGGAGTATAAATTGGTTTAAAAATAGTGGAAGTTATCTCAGGCTCTTCGGCTTTACCCTTCTGCGCAGCCTCAATAGAAGCCTCCATACCTATCGTAACTCCAAACGGAGAAATCCCAAATAACATGGGATATTCAGCTGTCGTTGGTGTTGTAGAAATAGGGGGTGGAAAAGTAGAAGGGGAAAGAGTAGGAGGTGTATACACTGCACTGGAGACTTCTCCTGTCCACCGATTTATATATTCGTCAACTTCATCTATCCATCGGTTTTTTATTGCCGTTACCACATTTGCCTCGTTACTGGAGCTTGCATAAAGTATCTTTCACCCCGTTGGGCAGGGCGTTGTGCATAATATTCTTCTTCAACTCCAGAGATTTGTCTTGGTAGCCAAGCCTGAAAAGCCTGTTGCCTTCTTGCTGCCTCCGCTCTTGCCTCTTCTGGGGTAGCCGAACCTATAAGTGGCCCCACTTCAGCCTTGAATCTTGACTGTAGGCTAGGATATTTGCTTTCTATAAAACTGCTTAAGGCTCCTGAAAAATCCTGTTGCCTTTCCTTCCATTGAGCAAAAGCCCCACCATATTCAGGGGTTTCCTTATAACGCTCTCCTGCTGCGATTCGTGCTTCTTCATAGGATTCCTCTCTTCTCCTAGCAGCTTCTTCAGGCTCTAGGGCGTGTTCTATGATTTCTCGCTCTCTGGCGTACCGCTCCTCACGTCTCCTGGCAGCCTCTTCAGGAGTTAAGCCATATTCTATTTCTTCCCGTTCTCTAGTATATCTTTCCTCTCGCCTTCTGGCTGATTCTTCAGGGGTCAGCCCATACTCTATAACCTCCCGCTCCCTAGCGTATCTCTCTTCACGTCTCCTAGCTGCCTCTGAGGGGGGTAGAGCATATTCCTGTGCCAATGCCCACGCAGCATAGTATTCCTCGCTTCTATCAAACTTCTCTTTAGGAGTTAGAGAGTATTCTTCCTCTTCTAACTCTCTCGCCTTGTCTTCTTCATACAATAACTCCCATGCACCCAATTGTTCCTGTGCACGGTCATAATTAGCATAGAAATCCTGCTTATCAATAGCGTACCAATCGTCAGGAACACCAAACTTAGACGCATACTTTTTATAGGTTTCAAATTCCCTATCCTGCTCCCTTTTTAGGGCATACCACTCTTCAGCATGGGCAAGGAAGTCCTCAAAATTTTTAGGAACAGGAAGACGACTACCTGCTGGCGTTTTGAGGTAATCCAAGTAATTCCTATAATCAGCTTCCTGCTCGGCTGTGGTCGTTGGCTTATCTTCTAGTTCCCTTAATGCCTCTTCATACCTCTGCATCAGAATATCCCTTGTGCGATTGTTTATCCCCTTTAATTGGTCGAGATACTCTTCAACAGTGAGGGATTCTCCTGTCTTTTCGTTATGTGCCGCTACCTGTTGGTCTAATCGTTCTTTTACTGTTTGTGCCACACTCACTTCAGGTGTTGCTGATGCAGTAGGTGAAGGAGCAGCAGGGGTAGGAGTTGTGGGAGTCGTTGGAGTAGGAGTAGTCGGAGTAGGCGTAGGTTTGGGCGTAGGTGCAGTAGGAGTAGGTTCTGCTGGAGTAGGGGTAGTTGGTTCAGTAGCAGTTTGTTTGGCAATCCATTCTTTAGCACTTACACCTGTTGGGGTGAATACTGTATTCACAAAGCAATTATGACCCGCTTCACACCCTACTAAATCTGCTGCTGCTTGGGGGCTTTTGCATTCCTCTCCTGGGAAATAATACGTTTCACCCTTAAATCTAACCTTCCATACTTTAGCCATTTACAGCCAGCCTCCAAAAATATCTCTGGGTTTCTTTCTAAAAGGTTTATTCTCAGGGAGTCTCGTTTCGGATTTAGAAGGTTGTCCTACTCTGTCATGTCGATCTTTAGTTCGAGGTAGATTAGACTGTGGCATCCTTGGCGTATTGTTAGCCGTAGGACTGATGATTCTTAAACCTTTAAGGGGCTTTCTAGCCCCCCTAAATCGTTCCGATAATCGTTCTCGCATATCTTCTATTGGGTTGTTCATGGTGCTCCTTGTGGCGGAGGAGTTCCAGTTGGTACTCCGCCTGGTGCTCCGCCTGGTGCTCCGCCTTGCATCATCCCTTGAAGCATTTGTTGTTTCTGTATCTCTAACATACCTAACTGCTCTTTCATCATTTCCGCTTCTTCAAACATTTCTAATTCCAGATAGGTCTTAATTAACTTCTTTAGTTTCATTTCGGGAATTTCAGCCTCGACTTCCTCCATGTCCATCTTTAATATCTCAGCAGGAACATCTGGCTCGTCCATCTCTTGTTCCATAACGCTTTCACGGCTCTTTAACCTGAGTTGCATGAGCATTTGTGCCCTTTGTAACCGGGCTTCCTCATCATAGACATCCTGCCTTATTAAAGTGGCGTTAACATAAAAGTCATTATCTAAGAGGTTGGGCTTCATGTCATAAGTTTGATATTCCCCATTAACTACCGTTTGAACAGGGATAGTTAGTTTCTGGGAAACAATCTGCCTTTTAGAAGCTCGGCAAATTCGAGTAAACATCTTATTTAGTGAGTCTACTCTAGGGGTTTCGACATCCATCTTGTCTTGCCCTAGAATTCTAAGGGCTGCTCCAGAGTGGGCGGGTTTGTCAGGGCTTAATTCGGTATAAGTCGCCCTTTGAATACCTGTTGATATATCCCCCATCATGGTTAGAACGCTTTGGGGAATATCTTTTATCTCCATGCTTTTTAGTGTCACGGCATCTGTATGATTAATGATGGCGTTTGGATAAAACGATAGTTCCTGCTCCTCTACTCTTTCGTCAGAACCTTCTCGCCGTATAGCTTCAATAGGAGCTTTTGCCAAAAGGTGAGCATGATGAGCCGTAATAGAACGCAACAGATTTAGATTCCTAAATGGGACTTTTACATGGTCGAATATGCTCTGTCCCCATGCGGTTACATCCGTACCCTCGCTAGTGATAGCTTTCGGCCCCAGAGTTACAGGTTGTATGATTATCGGAGTTTCCCCGAAAGGATGCTTCCACGCTTTCCCTAACTGCTCCTTACCCTTGGTTAAATATCGGACATTGTGCTCTCTGTCCCAATAATCGGAAACTGAAACGCCCTTGCCTTCTAAATCTTCTGTAACTTCTTTGCCGTATTCAGCTTCTATACTTGCAGGACTACGAAATGTCTCATAACAAGCCCATGCTAAGCCTTCGCTATCAAAGCTGAAGGTCAAGAATCGTGGGTTTAGCGGAAGATAATCCCAAATGAGTTTATCCCCTTTCCTGTAAACGCATACTCTAACTGCAATTCTCCCCAAAACTACTGCCTGCCATGTGGCACTCGAAAGTAACGAGGCATCCCCGATATTAGATAATCGTTCATCCGCCATCTCAAAGCCGTGATAATACATCCTCTCTTCCTGATTGGCGGTTGTTACCGCATCAGGGTTGGATAACGGAGTAGGCGGTAACACATGAACATCTAATCGGGAACGGTTTAATGAAGCCTGTACCCTAAGAGCCAGAGCGGTCATCTCCGTTCCTGTGATATTTATAGCCATCTTGTGAGTGTCAAAGCTCTGCTCTTTGCCAGCCCACAAGTCGTAATTTTCTTCGTCTTTAGTAAATAACTCTTGTAGTTGTCTCTTTCGTTTTTCTACTTTGTCATGTATCTTGTCTATGTCACGCATTTAATACCCCTTAGCCTTTAATGCTTTGAACGGTTAATTTCGAAAGCCACATATGATATTGATTGCACATCGAAAGGTAAAAATGTGCCAATGGTATCAATAGGAAGGAATTTTGATTTCTTTATTTCCTCTCTTTTCAACCTTCGCTTGGCTCTTTGGCTTTTTCTACTTCTAGGCATAGTCCTATCCCGAATCAACTCTTAATGTTTCGAACGCTTGGAGGAGGTTAACTTTTTGAAAATCAATGTGTCTATATATAATGAGGAGGTATTTATGAAACTTAAGAAAGTTAAAGTTAAATCTCTCGAAGGGAAAACAATTAAAAGGATTGTAGATTACCCCAAATTTATACTTTTTCACTTTACTGATGGCACATCCTATATCATTTTTCATGAAAGACTATTAGCTTAGCCTCGCCAACTTGGCGGATAACTTACTGTTATCTTCTGAGAATCACCTTTAAATTGAGTAAACCCGAAATTTGCCTTACACGCAGCCATAACCAAGTCGTCATGTGAGCCTTCGGCTGCCTGCATTTTGCCGTTTTCGTCTAACTGAAAGGCGAATAATTCCTCGATTGCCGGCTTGTAATGTATCTTCAAGCCCTCTCTGATGGCTTTTTCGAGGCTTACAAGGTCGAAATCCCTTGTTTTTCGGCTCTCGATATAGCCTAACTTCTCTCTTTTCTTGTCAGAGCAGTAAATCTTGCCCCTGTCATACCCTAGAGAGAGAATAGCCTCTAAAAACATCAGTCCCCAAGGGTCTGCACCGCATATTATTCGGGGAACCCAGTATTCTTTGAGTAATTCGTGGCTCATAAAGGCAAAAGTGTCGGGTAAAATCATGTTTGAGTGGATAACGGCGATTAATTCCCGCCTTAAACCGTCTCTTCCCTCTATCCAACAGACTGAATAGTCTCCTCCTCTGCCTTCTGCCATGTCCACACCCACTATATACTGGACTCCAACCTTCGGACGGTGGTATATATGGGTTACACCCTGTCTGATTTCTTCTTCTTTTAAGGCTTGGGTCTGTAGTTTCTGTAAAATCTCAGCGTCAAAGACAGTTCTACCCGTTGTTGGGGATAACGCTTCCGCTTCCGTAGCGGGATAATCAGCATGAACCTGCCATTCTAAGTAATAATCTCTTTTAACACGCTCTAGCCACTCTTCATTTCGATTAGGAACTGCGTCCCAGGGAATGAAGATTGGATAGAAGTTGTTATTGCCAGCTTTTGCCTCTCTCCAGAGAACCTTAAAGTGAGAGTCTAATTTAATAGGATTAGCGGTAGAGACGACAACCCCGTGTGCCCCAGCGTCTATTGTGGGTTTCAGGTGTGCCCAGTTTTCAGGAGCGTTAGGATGGAACTCATTTTCGTCCCATATTACTAACGAAGCCGTTTCACCAACCCCTGCAAACTCCGTTGAGGGTAGAGTGTGTATCCTAGAATGCCTGCCAGGGAAGGAAATCGAGAACGCACTGTCCGCACCTGTTTTTAGTTGAAGGTGTTTCGGTAGTTGAGAATAGACAAACTTCGCCTTTCTTAATAGTTCTTTGGCTTCGTCCTCTCCTTTGGAAATCATAATGACGTTAGCACCAGTTTTCATGCACCAGAGGATAGAAAGTGCTGCTAAAGTCCACGAAACCCCTATCTGTTTACTTTTTAAAACAATAACCTGCGGATGTTCGTAAATGGCTTTGATAAACTCTTCTAAATGTGGCCACATCTCGTATTTAATAATCTGATTCGTGGTCGCATCCAGAATCTTAACGTGCTCAAAGAACTTTAAGGGGTCTTTTATGTCTATGTATTGACCGATTTGTTCAATTACTGAGAGTTCAGGCATATTAATTAACGCTTGTATAAGTCCAATCTACGCCATCTATGGTTGTCCCGATTGTATCGGGACTAACGGCATATAAAGGTAATTCCTCAACCCTTTTAAGTTCACAGGTTATATCAACCCTTAATGGTTTCGGGACAGTTTTATTACCATAGAAAAATCCCTCTTTATCCCAATGGTCTATTTCCTTCTTGAATTTACAGACATCTTGCTTTATACAATCTTCACAGATTTTCATTTACACTCCTAATTGTTAATAATAGCCTCTCAGGGCTTTAATTTATTTTTTTAATGCTTCATTAACAGCCGCCGCAACCGCAGCAGCAATCGCATCTTTGAAAATCGGTGTGTGTGAGACTAACTGTGCTACCTCGTCAACGTTCCACTGTCTGTCAATAGCTAAATCACTATGACGTACTGCCTGTTTCCCAACCATGTTAGCTGTCTCAACTGCGTTCTGGAGAGCTTGCGTTGATATACTCTGATTGTTATTAAAATGGCTCTGTGCATCACTTAGAATCTTCTGGACATATGATTGATTCTGCTCTATCCCCGTCAGCCCCGCCTGCTGGTATTCATCATATGTCCTCTTCATGTTGGCAAGTGTGAAATCAAATAACGCCTTCATGTTGGCTGCCCATGATTCATCTTTGCCTGTTTCAAATTCTCTTTCGCCTTTTCCGTTCATATATAATCCTCCTTATTTCGCCCTGAGAGGCTTACTATCTCTTCTCGCTATACTCCTTACATAGTAGTCAAGAGCATATTGCATTAACATAAACGATAACGTGGTGTCGGAAATCCCTAACTTCTCTTTGGCGTCCTTTATCATCCTCTGTATCCAACGGTGGAATTCGTCTATATTCTCCATAATAAGTAATTCCAATTCTAGAGTTAGTGTTATATATAGAAACCCTGTTGTAATTTACGTTCTACTGTACAAATTGTGTCGTTGTGGTCACTACCATGACAAACAAGTAGTATTTCAATGATTCTGAAACCTAGTTTCTTGCCAATACCAACTGAGTTCCAACCACAAGAAATAGAAACCCCTCCAGTTTTAACAAGTGGAGCTATCAGTGACTTATATTGCCCTCGTTTATAACCAAGCAAAGCATCGTCTTGTTCCATGTGTCTGCCAACCGAGTTATAAGATTCCTTGACTTGGCGTGGAGTATAAGGTGGGTCAAATAATACTCCCTGGTATTGTCCCTGTAGCATTTTCAGGAAATCAAGAGCATCCAGATGGTATGTTGTGGGCATTTCAGGATTAAGGTCATTAGTAAATTCGGCTGGTGAATACATTCCTGCAAATGGGTCAATCCAGCCCTTTCCATCACCCACATAACGAGCTACAAGTTCAGCAATCGGCGGTATCTTAAAAGTCCACTTATTGGGCATCGCCCATACCCTATTAATAATCACAACTTTACATAACTCCCTTTTCTAATTTCTAACTCAGCGTTATATATAGGCGGTTTCACACTATTCGCATTGGTTGTTTTTATTGGTATGGGTATTGTTGTTATTGGTTGTTGATGTTAGTGTTGGTTAAGGAAGTCCAGGTCTGTGTCTATCTTGTATTTATCTACTCCTTGCGAATCACAGAGGTAATGGCTATAATAATCACTACCACCAGAATGAACATCAATATTCCCGCCCATGCTGGCCACTCTGAAATGTAAGCTAAAATATCTCCTACTGTCATATCTACCCCTATTCAACTGAGTATAGAGCTTGAATCCTCTACCGACTTCCGCTCCCCTTGCTTGCACCGGGCCCTCCTCGACCACCAAACCCTCCTGGCGGATAACTTCCCCCACTTGACTTACCCCCACTTGACTTATCGCCACCACTCTTACTTCCACTATTCTTACTCATAATTTCCCTCCTATTCAACTGAGTATAATCTGTCTTATACGCAATCTTACGATGTAACCTCTAGTAAATCACCTATCGTTAACAGGTCTATCCCCCCTAATGTCACGTCTTTAGCATATTCGGGATGATGCGAGGACTGAAAAGACTGGCATATTGCCTCTAATCTAGGCCTCCAGAACTTCTTATCAGTGAGCTTGTACAGGATGTCGGGATATGTCACGCCTTTTGTCAGGCCCATTTCCCCAGCATCTATCTCATCATAAAGCTCACCATGAGCGTCCACTCCCATTTCCTCTAGTGTTACGCCTTTTGTTACGCCTTTTCTTTCCCTGTAACGCCTCATGCGTTCCTTACTCGCTTCCCGTGCTTTCGCTTTGTTCTTGTACATTATTACCCTCCATTAATAATTTAATCTCAGGTTTGTATATCTCTACTATCTGAGGGAGATACCTATGTAATACCGTTTCTATCTGGTCTGCACTTAACTGAATAGTCTCAGTTATATCTACTTGAACCTGTTGAGGAACTCGTCCTCGTTTCCTATTAAGAAGCTCAAGGGCACTCTGTAAGGCTACTGTGTCTGCTGTGTAAGCTCCTGTATTCCTTAAACAATAAGGGCAGACAACTTCTTTACCCTTAGCCCATGTTCTAAGACTGTCTATAATCTCGTAGTCGTCAATGCTCTCTATAGCGTCTTTAAATAAGCGTTTTGGGAGCTTTTTTCTACCAGAACCTATACCACCCATTCACTTATACCTTCTAACACGATAAAAAGATTCATTAGCTTTAAGAAAGTTTATAAAATGATGCAAGGGACAGCTAATAACCTCCTTTTAGTTTATTATTCCTCCCAGTACATATTTCTCTAATTTTTGGGCTACTTTTATTAAATCGTCGGTCGTTCGGTCAGTTGGATATTGTACTTTCCAATTAGTGCTTTTATCTTGCCTGGGTACTCTATCCTCCTCCCATTTTTGCCCACAATAAGGGTCAGATAGAACAGTTTGAAACGCCCACTCCCTCACCCCAACAATTAAGCGGTCTACATCTGTTATATTTATAGTTTTATCCATATTGATTTAACCGCCCTTGCATCCTGTAAGCTAACTATTTTGATTTATTTAATCAGAGGTAGAGTATGTGCCATTCTGCTTAGCCAGGGCGATTAGCTCCTGCTCCTCAGCCACTGTAAACTCAGGGTAATCATTCGTGCAGTCATCAATTATCCAGTATTGAATATCTAGCACACCATTTGGATGTTCCTTAATTGTACCGACTCTTTTTACTTTCATAATTACCTCTTCTTCTTTGGCAGTCCTTTATGCTTAGTACCAGCGAATTCTCTTAACTGTTTTACAGACATACCTGTTTTGGTCTTCTTGCCGGCTCTTTTACGAGCTAGTTCAGCGCCCATAAATTGTTGTTGTTTCTTTGACTTAGCAGGCATTATCGTCTCTTTCTAGGTAAAGGCGGCCTCTTAGGAGCGAGAGTTAATTTTCTTCTTCTAATCTTCTGACCTCTCATTGTAATACCCTCTGTTTCTGGGCCTCTTGGGATATCAGGTCTATCAGGCATAACCGCTCCACCACGTCTTCTCTTAGGTTCTCTTCTTGCCATACTTCCTCCTTATATTTCTTTTCCTCTTCTATGCTTAATGTTGTATTTTCCTCAGTCCATGTAAAGTTATCGCCAAATTCCATCTTTTTACTCCGAAACTAGAACTAATCTGTCACCACACTGATTACAATAAATAGGATTACTAGGGAATAACCCCGTGCCTTCACATTTAGGGCAATCTTCTTCTAATAATCCTTCACCGTACCAATCAGGCCATTCCGGGGTCGGAAATGTTGCAAGTACTATAACCTTGCCACTACCATCACACTTATCACATAATTCTATTTCCATAATTTTCCCCATATCTAATTTTTCTTTTTCTGTTCGTAATCTTACACGCTTCCGTGTTTGACAAAGATAACAGTATCCTGTAACTTATAACTAAGATTTAATTCGCACTTTAACAACTGAATATTTTGAGGTTGATTCCTGGGCTGGTAGGAAAGGAGCTATACACAATGAATAAGTGGAAAGTTGAACTTGAAAGCATTGTTGAGGCAGAGACAAGGGTAGAGGCATGGAAGATTGCGAGACAAATATTTGAACAGAAACTTGATTACATCGCCCAAGTCCATGCAGTAAGTACCAAACCAGTTCCTAAACCAGCGGAGTGGATTGCCATCAATGAATACTCCAAGTGGAATAATCCTGATTTACTCACTAGAATAATAAAAGACTAAGCTAAACTTTACCAGCTCAGGCATCAGCTTCAAAGTATTAGTACTTTAACAACTGAATATGGCAAGGCAGGCAGGGTATAGAAAGGAGGAAATATGGCAGTATTTCAAGGCAACATTATTAGAATAGGTGATGAAAGCTGGACAGTTATAGGCTTCACAATGACACATTACAAAGTTTATTCTGGTAGATTAGATGTTACAAAACTTATACCACGCCAAAAAGTTAACCGGTTAGAAAAAGGAGTTTATCAATATATTGAAAATTAACCCCCTAAGTCCTGACCTCGCCAGTTATATTGTTAAAGAAAATAAATAATAGGAGGTGAGATAATGAAAAATCCATTAATAGGAACGACGAGGCGTTTAATTAGAGGGCCATATAAAGACGATACTTTCAAAGTTGTAAACTGGAAGCCTAAGCCACCCATAGGGCATTATTTTTTAACATTGGCTGGCTATTATCGGATTCGCTTTAATGGTAAATTACAATGGCTTGAGGGTCAAGAAATGAGACAAATATCAGAGGAAATATAATGAAAATCAAACTACCTAAACTAAAATGTAATCAATGTGAATACGAATGGACTCCACGCCAAACCGATGTAAGGCGTTGTCCTAACTGTGGTTCTATTCGTTGGGATAAGCCTAAGAAGGAGGAGAAATGAAAAGACCATTGAAGCCACACAGGGACGGATATGAAGATGAGGAAGACTGTGAAGGTTACTATGACCCTGATGAGGCAGACAGACGAGGATGTCACCAAGTTTGGAATAGGAGTCCTAATGACCCCTGTCGGATATGCTTTGAGGCTTGGAAGGCAAAGAATGATGCTAAACGCAAGGCGGAATGGGATGCAAAGACCCCAGATGAGAAGGCAGCACACGAAGCATTGGTTAAAGGATTAAGAAAACTTTATAAGGAGGACAGCAATGGCTGATTATACAAAAGGAGAGCTACAATGGAATATATAAAAATATTCACCAACTGTGGATGCCAGATTGTAATTAGTGGCGAGTTACATGATGCCAAAATTCGTTATTGCCCTAGGCATAAGGCAGCCCCAAGTATGTATGAGGCATTACAACAAGCACTACTGCAAATAAACTATCTGCATGGGAAATTCAAGGAAACAGGTTCAGGCAATCAAGTAATCGCACGAATCCAACAGGCTTTAGCCAAAGCTGAAGGAACTAAACAAGACTAACAATGGAACTCAGTCAAATTAAAGTCGGCGTAGAAGTTAAAGACGAATACGATAATAAATTTGTCGTTGTCAGTCGTTACATTAAGCCGTTTGGTAGGTTTGACCTTCTTTGCCTAGAGGGTGATATTAAAAACCGTTTGCTGCACTGTCTTGATTGGGATGCTGGCGGATTTAAGGTATTACCCAAAGAGCCTGACCAGAACTGAGGCTACTAGAATCCCCCAGATTATCCTTCCTAAGCCTACACTGATCTTATAATAGTGCATCTCGCCCTCGATGTCTCTATCTTTAGGACAGTATTCCCGTATCCTTGN